CCGTTTGAAAAGAGTGACCATCGCTTCTGCATTGGCTGGACGGTCAACCAGCGAAAGTTCCTCTAGTTGAAGTTCAAGCAACTCAGTCGCCATCATACTCTCCTTTTACCGCACGACCCCCAATACTGAAGGCTGCGAGTTCTCCGCTCTTAACCTTAGCCCAGACATCATCGTCATAGACCTTAAAAGCGACCAGCCAACCTTCACGATCAGCTTCTAGCCCGACAGACTTGTTAATCTCGTTTGTGCAGGGCCATGAGTGAACCACCACACCAACTTGATCTCCATCGTGCATCTGTTTACCTACACGCACATGCTCCATGAAGTTATTCACGGCTTTCACGAGTGTGTCAGGTTTAATTACGTCACCTTGGCGATCAATCACAGGTTCGCCCTTTTCGGTGATAACTGAGGCCCAACCGTACACCAGACGCTGTTCCTCGTCAGACTTAAGGATTTGACCCTCAATGTCCTTTGTCATTTGTCCCACAGAGGTCCCTTTCGACCACATGCGGCAAGACCAGTATCGGGCGCTAGTCTTATCCGTTGCAGTGTCACAGGAATGGCGGGAGCGGAAATTGGCACGAGCTTTAGGGTCGTCCCTTCGGATTTCCATATTAGGATCACCGAAGGTAACTTTCTTAGTCTTGTCGCCATCTTTGACGTAAACCCCGAACTTCTTAGAGCTACCCTTGGGCAGTCGAAAAGGTTTGTTCAGGGGTTTGTCAGCTTTGTTAATTTCATCCTCAGTAGGAAGGGTGTCTGGATCATACATATCTTAGTCCTGATCTAACTCAAACACACGCAGCGCAGCCATGGCCTTAATCTCACGACCTCCTGCGGTGATTACTGTGTTTATAGGGTTGTAGTGACCCGGCGTGACGCCTCTAACCCACAGGGTCGTGCTTGTGTCGTCGCTCTGGTTCAGAGGAGAAGTAAGGCCGTCCAAGTCCCAAGAGGAAGAGGCAATAGTGTCAGACCCCAAGTCCTCCGACCAGTCCAGCTTGTAGTCAAGAAGTTCACCTACCGCTAAGTTAGGCCAACAAATAACACTCATGTCTTAAACGTCCTTGTTCTTTGGGGTACCAGAAATACCCGGAGTCTTGTGTCAACCGTTAAGTCTCTTGAAGAAAGGTCAACCTTCAAACATCTATTCTCAAAAGCTACCTTGCCAGAACGAACATCCGAGGGAACTTTGAAAGACCTCTCAGGCGGCGTAGGTATCGGCAGGATGATGAATCTGTCTTCTACGACAGAGGACAGCTCTAAGTCTTCTGCCGAGAGAATAGAGGAGGAATTTAAGGCCCTCTGCCCTACCTCTGTTGTTGGCCCTAAGTCTGCCGTGTCAACCGTCAAATCAAGAACAAGAGCCTTGCCCTCAACCTCAAGATTAGAGATTAAAGACTCTAGGCTAACCTGATAGTCTGAGGTTAAACTTATGCTCAGTACAGAGGTGTCTGACGCTATGTCTCCCCTGATAAGCTCTAGGCTCGAACTTACAGACCGGCTTTGTACAACCGACTGAGAAGACAAGGGGGATATATCAACAGCAGTGCTTGCACCTAAAGACTTTGTAGAAGCTGAGGTCTGTAGGGATATACTGTCTAATGCTATTGAAACAGAGCCACCAAGCGTCTTGTCAGACACAACTGTTTGTGACGACAGGGGCTCTATGTTTACCGGAGCATTAGATGATACAGGTCTGCCTGAGACAACAGTTGTTGTTGAAACATCGACCGTAGACACAGTGACGGAAACGCCTAGTGTCCTGCTGGAAACGCTTGTGTTAGATGTTAGACTGGATACGCCTAAAGATAGGTTTGAAGATACAGACCTGTCCGAGACAGAGGTGAGGGTGCCTAAGTCTTGAGGGTCAACCTCTACGTTTGTAGCGGACTCCTCAAGGGTGTCTAGGTTGATACCCCACATACCGGAGTATCCAGACAAAAGGCTTACTGGCCCAGACTGCCCCCCGACAAGCCTGCCGATGTTTACACCCAGAGTCTCTGTGTCGGAGACGGCATGAGAAGATAGCATGTTAGAGGAATAGCCGAAGGTAGACTGACCCCCTTGACTTCCTCTAGCGAAATCGCCTGAGATGGAAACGTCTTGCTCTACCCCGTCAACTGTGAACTTAGAAAAGCCTGTGTACCTTGACCCATTAGAGCTTGTGTAGCCCCCGGAAAGGTTTGCCCCCAGCAGAACATCAAAGTCATCTTCAGCAGTGACGCTGGTTGTAGTAGCGTTTGTGCTAAAGCTGCTAGTGTCTAAGAGGGAGGTAGAGTCAAAAACCTCAACGGCAGTTCTTGTTGTGCCACTTACGTTCTGTTGAGTTCCGCTTACACCCCTAAATACTTCTGCACTGTCGTTAAGCTCTAGTACGGCAAGTACGTGGTTAGCATTCGAGCCTGTGGTGTTGCCGGAGACACTACCTCCGGTCGAAGGGAAAGAGCCTAGAGCCTCCCCCAGAAAAACCTGAGACTCAAGAGAGTTCGCACCCTCTACAATCGTGGTGAATATCTCACCTATGTCTGCGTTGCTGCTACTTCTAGCGTAACTGTTAGAGCGTACATCATTCTGAAAAGTGCTGTTGACAGAAAGCCCCATCCAGCGTTGAGTTCTTACCGAACCAATGCCTCGCCAGTATTGACCCCCAAGTACCAAGTAGCGCTTGCCAGAAGTCTTTGTTGAAACAGTTTGACCTGACGAAATCTCAATGGCGCTTGTGTCACTTTGGACAACAGAGGTAAAACCTGAGATGGAAGTCGGTGTAGTCGAACCGTTACAAGACGCCTGTGTGCTTTGGTACAGACCTACGTTACTGTAGTAAAGAGGGGTCACTTGAAAGAAGGAAGACTCTGTCCCTCCTGTTGGTGCGTCTGTGTCTCTCCTCCACTGAAATTGAACTTCAGCAGACGAGGGGTTATCGACTATAGCCCAAGCCCTAACGTAAGCCGTATCATCAGCGTTATTTCTGTCGTAGCCAGAGCCAGATGTGCCTACAAAGTTAGCAGAACCAGACGAAAGTACAAGCCTGCCTTGGGGGTTACATCTTCCGTTAGACGTGTCCAAAAACTCAAAAGCTGCGGTTACAAGGTAGCCATCAGCATCAGAGGGAAGTGTTAAGGTGGAGGTAGTAGAGTCAAAAGAGTAACTAGCGTCATTCCGGTCCTGTGTAGAGAACATCCCATTAGGAGCGGCAAACGTGGTAGTTGGCAGAAGAGTTGTGGTTCCACCCGACCACTGTCCTATGTCTGCCATGTTCTACCTCTTACGTTGGGTCTCGGAATGTCACCGTGCTAGATGGTGATGAGAAGGTGTCACCAGAAGTAACGGCACGGGTGGGGCTAATGTCTCCTGTAGCCAGAAGCTCGCTGCCAGATACAAGGGCGTAGTGCGTCGCTGTGCCTGTGGAAGTAACGCTACCCCCTGTGACTGCCCCTACAGTGGCTTGACGCCCATCAGGAGACCCGTCAGAGGGTCCGGTGACTGAACAGGAGCCATTGCCAAGGCTTGCGGAGCCTGTAGCCTGTGAGTAGGTTGTAGGCTCTGTGTTGCAGATGTGAAGCGTGGTAGTCTCAGCGACAAGGTAATCTAGGCCCCCGTCGAGAACGCTGTTAGAAAGTGTAGGCATATCTAAAACCTCTGTTTTCGTTTAAGGTGCGTCTGTTACAATGTCAGTAGCAACCATGTTGTACATAGTAAAGTCTGCGGAACCCACGTTGTCTTCTATGGTTGGGTAAGTATCCCCATCCCCCATACGCCACCAGTGGTTTGGTGAGTCGGTTAGCAAGTCAAGATCATGGGTAGACCCCGAGTTGTAGATGTCTGAGATGTTACTAGACTGGTCAGAGTCCCAAGTTGCAATCTCATCAACCCGCGAACCTCTTAGGGAGTTACCGCTAGTCAGCCTGCCAATTCGGAAGTTTGTGCCTACAATACTAGAAGCGTAGCCATAGTTTCCGTGTGTGTTGTTTGTAGTTTGTAGCGTACCGTCAATGTAAATCTTAAACCTGCCGTAGTAGGTACTCATCTGGTCCGACGCGGAACCTGTAGTACCTCCGTCGTAAGAAACCAATATGTGCTGCCAAGTTCCTGCTGTTATACTACCCGTAGGGGTGGTAAGTTGCAGATAGTTGTTTTGAGACCCAAACCTAAACCTAAGTCTTTTTTGGCTAAGGTTGTTAGTCTGACGCAACTCCATGTACCCGCCTTGGCCTATAGATGTCCCAGAGCCGTAGTAGAGTATAACCTGACCTCTAGAGTCCGTGTTTCCTTTGTACCACATAGAGATTGTCCATGCGTCACTAGCCCCCGAACCGTTGCTGGACCTACCTAGAGTTGGCTCTAAGAGTGCCGCTGTAGCTTGTAGGTAGTCTTGGTTCTCGAAGTTTACACTTTTTGTGTTGCTGAAAGGGGGTGTAGACACAACAAGACTTATTGTCTCAGAGTCTTCACCAAAGTAGTTAATAGCCTTAGCGGTAATACTGTAAGTTCCTACCGTAAGGGTAGAACCTCCAATCAGCTTACGCATATTGCCTTCTACGTTGACTACACCAGAAGGTAAGTTTGACCACTCGTAACCAACACCTTTAGTCGCAACCAGTTCGTAGTTAAGGGTATCACCTTGGGTCATGTTGACCGTAGTTGCAGATGTGATGGTGGGAGGAACACCTGTAGAACTCCCAGAGGCAGAGAACTCAGCGTTAAGCGCGTTGCATACATCATTAGCATTGGCTCCATAAGAAGACCCTGCTTGATCCACAAAGTCCCCGAAAGGAACCTGAGTAAAAATGTTGATGTCCTTAGAGATGTCCGTAATGTTAATCTTCACATCAGAGGGGTCATCCATAGTTGCTTGAAGCGAGTTAAGGAACTGCACACCGTTAGAGTTCTCAATGAACACAGCGTTCGCATTTTGGTCCTTGAATATCTTAATAGTCACCGTCAGATTTCCTCACTTCAATAACCATACCTGCGTTCACCAAAGTACCGCCTCCAGACAGCTTAACTTGGGGTTGGATAGGGTTGTCCCTAGTGTTGTCATCACCGACATAGATGTAGTGAGTAACAAGAGCCTGACGGTATTCTCTGCCAGAGCCTTCGTCTAGTCGGTTAACCGTAGTCTCAAGAGTATAAGCGCCCGCTCCACCCCCAAGAGTGTACCGAAAGTCTAGGGCTGCGTTATTGGTCGTAGGTGTGACTGTGTAGTCCATACGTATGATGATAGAAGAACCAATAGGCAGTTCGTTAATCAAGATGGCCCCTGTGGAGGGATCAAGAAGGTTCGTACAACCTGTGGGCAGCTTATTATTAGAGAAAGCCCCTGCACCATCGTTAGGTATGTCTGTCCAAGTGTCATCCAGAAGAACTACAGGGTTAGACGCAGTGCTTGAATCGTTGTAGTCAACAAAGCCCCCAATATCCACAGCACGTAGCATAGGGATTACGAAGGTCTTATTGTTGTTGCACTTGATAACTAGCTGGTTGTCCTCATCCATACGTGCGCTGTAGATAGCGAAGTGATCCAAAGGAAGACCAGCGCCATGCTGGATAACCTCAGTCTTATTAGTGACTGACACCTTGCCAGCGATAGTCATAT